TGGCCGAGGCTTTAATTGGTCCTTGGCAAATGTCGCGTATTTTTTCTGTTTTAAAATGCCAGCTAGTTGTTCGTCAGTCATTGTTTTCTCCCTTGATAAAATTAATCCATCCGGCGACCGCTGTGTCGAGCAGGAAATTCATTGGAATAAACTCCCAATTACAAGCCAAACGTAGGCCGCCCCGAAGATCGACAGGACGGCCAGGAACTCGCCCAGGGCGGTCATTCGTCGTCTCCCTGGCGTACTTTGCGGGTCATATCATAGATGGCCTCGACTACATCCTCCAGGCGGTGCAAGGAGGCCTCCTGGCGCTCTATCTGCCCGTCCCTGGTATCGAGGGTCTCGGAACGCTTAGTAAGCTCTAAGACCTCCTCTGAGAGGCTCTCGTAGCGCCCCCGGAGAAATTGCGTCTCCTGGAGCAGATCGCGCAGTCCCATCTGGTCGAGCTGGGCGACGCCGTTGAGCTGAATATCCAGGAGATCGCCATCGATGACGGCCTCTTCGCCTGGTGCGTTGAAATTCGGATCACCCATTGCCCAGCCCCCACTTTTTGTAGAGCCGCGCCTTGGCCCGATCGAACTCGGCGTTCGCCTCCGGCGTATTGGGGACGTCAACGGCGCGGCGGCGGATGCCGGACTTCTTGCGCCGCGCCATATAGGCCCGCTGGGCCTTGGCATGGTCTTTGTCGTAGGTCTTGCTTACCATTAGTATCCTCCTGATGCACAAGTGGGTCCAATGCCGCTGGCGATGCTCGACGGCACTGTCAGGCGTTTGGAGCAGCGGCAGCATTTGCCCTCATGCTGGATGGTTAAATCTTGAGGAATAGCTCCTCGGTTCAAGTGCGCCCAGGCCCAAGAGAACGCCTTGAACGAGGGCGCGTCGGGTTTGCCCTTGGCACCGGCCAGGAGACAGCTCTCGCCGTCGGCCTGAATGTAGCCAATGTACTGGTAATTCTTCCGGTTGTCGGAGCCGTTGAGAACGGAGACGAAGAAGGGCGTCAAGTTGACCTCCTCGCCTTCGCCCTTGTCTTTCTGATTGACCTTGAACGTGAAGTGTTTGTCGGTCTTTTCCGACGTGATGGTGAAGACGGCCTTGCCTCCTTTGATGAAGGTCAGGGCGTCTTCGGCAGTTTCAAATCCAGCGTGTGATGTCATGTCATGTCTCCGTTTCAATGAATGTCCTTGGACATTAATCTCATCAGGCGCTGATGTCAACCCTCAATCGGTGCGGCGTCATGCATACGAGCGCGGCGTACCCTCTTGTGCTAAACAGCACCAATAAAAACATCATAAATCTTTTTAGCGTAGCCATTTTACCCTCCTAATCTAGTTTTCCCCAATTGGGGCCAATACCGCCTTCGACGAGGCGATCTGTATTCGCCCCAGGGAAGACATCCAAGAAGCCGCCAATCATGTCGGCCTCCATTATCGCCAGGCAATCTGGCGCATCCTTTTTCTTTGCTTCGTCAATCAACGCATCGTGGATCGTCGCCAGCATTCTCGTCCACTCCTGCCCGCCTTCCGAGCGAGCGGCGTCGAGGCTGTTCTTGTGTCTGGTGATCGCCGCCGCCATGATCGATAGGGCCGCCCGCTGCACCGGGTAATTGGCGCACTTTGGTAGGTCCGGCTTCTTGCCCATGTGGATGGTGCCGCCGTCGGCCATGCGGATGTACCTGGTGCGCTTCGCCTCGTTGAGCATGTCGTAGCGATACTGGAACGCCTTGGCGTAGCGGATCGACCAGAAGTCGATATAAGCCTGGGCTGCGGTCTCCGGGCAGCGCATGGTCGCCGACAGCCCCCCGGCTCCGCTGCCGTAAATGATCCCGAAGCTGACGGCCTTGGCAGCCGATCGGAGCGCCTTATCCTTTTGCTTGTCGATCTTGCGACCGGCGATTTTCGAGGCGACCTCCAAATGAACGTCGCCCTCGATCATGTCCTCCAGGAGCTGATCGTCGCCGGAGAGCAGGGCCAGGGCGCGCAATTCGATACCGCTATAATCTAGCGATACCAAACTGCGCCCCAGGTCTGCCGTAAAAGACGACCGCACACTGGTCGCCTCGCCTAAAAGCTCTTTGTCCCTGGGTATCTGCTGGAGGTTCGGATTGGAGCTGGAGAAGCGGCCAGTCTTGGCGGCTCCGATATTGAAGCGCGCCCTGATCCGGTTGTCGCTATGCTCTTGCGCCTTGTCGATGACTGTCTGGCCGAATGACGACAGATATTTCTGGATCGTCTTGTAGTCGGCGAAGCAGTCGAAGAACTCTTCGAGGGGCGTCCCAGGGAACGTACCCGCCAGCATCGTCAGCGTCTCCCTGGTCGTCTGGAGCAGGTCCGTCTTCTCCGTCCTGGGCCATGCCCTGGTGATATGATCGGGCATCGTCCTGGCGAAGTAGTCGGACCACTGCGGGCCGGAATTTATATTCTCGACTTCATCGACGCCGACCATCTCCCTGATTTTCGCCAGCTTCTCATCCTTGATGTCGGCCCAGCGCTGGCAGAGGATTTTGTGCTGCTTGATGTCGATCGCCATCCCCGTGTCTTCCATCTCGATGACGCCCGGCACCATGCTATTGAACATGTGAAACGCCGTCCATCTCCCTGGGTCGGCCTGCTGGCTCCAATGCTCCCACAGCCGCCAGGTGATGTCGGCGTCGAGGTAGGCGTAGTCTAACTGCTCCTGACGCAGTACAGGGGCCGCCCAGTCGCTCGCCTGCTCCTCCTTGGACATCTCGTAGCCTAAATCCCACAAGGCGATCTGAGCGAGCTTAAAACGGCCTCCTCCCAGGATGGCGCGTCGGAGATAGCCGACGTCGTATATTGTGGGCTCGGCCCCGGCGTCCATGAACCAGCGCATCTCGAAGCCGCTGTAAAAGACGATCCAAGTACCCTGCTCGAAGAGCTTGGCGCACTTTTTGAAGCCGCCCCTTATCCTGTCGAAATCGACCAGGGCAGAAACTTTTGTATTGCATAGACTGACCAGGCGGACCCGGCCTTCGGCTGGAATAAGCGACGTCGTCTCGAAGTCGAGAGCAGTGTGGCCTTCCTTGGCGCAGTGCTTCACGACGGACTTGAGCCGTTTGAAACTTGTAATCATTTCGTATTCTGTGGTAGATGTCATGTCTGGTCTTAACCTCCAGCGATAGCGTGTACGGCGAAAGATAAAGAACTAGGCCCGGCGAGAAATTGCCGGGCCTAATTCTATGCGGCTACTTCTTAGCGCGCTTGCCCCGCTTCTTTTTGGGCTGCTCGCCGTCGAGGAGGTCGTCTTCTGACATATCCCCATCGAAGTAGGCCTCTACGGCCCCCCTGGTTGTCCAGGTGATGACGTCCAAGACAGGTTTGTAGTTCTTCTGATCCTGGGCGACGAAGGTCTCCGCTCCCAAGGTGAGAAGAGCCATGTCCGGTTCCTGGTTCGCCATGCGCTGCCCGATCTCCCGGATCAGATCGCCGAGGGCGTTCCGACCGGACTTCGAGTTGACGCTGAACTTGACCGGCGCACCGTCCGCCAGGGACGCCATGCCGAAGCCGACCAACTTGGCCCAGCCCTCGCCATCCCGGTAAGGACCGTGATCGTCCAGCTCGCTCTCATGGATCGTGTCGGTCTCCCGACGATAGATCGACCACTCGAAGCGATCGACTGCTTTTGAGGCCTTCCAGCAGACGTGGCCCTCGATGACGGAGAGAGGCTCCACCAGGTAGACTTGATCCGGGTCAGGCGTCTCTTTGCGCTGCCCGATCGTGTACGCTCCGGTCTTGCCGGAAAACCTCAAGTAATCGACGCCACCGCTGCCGGTGCCTGCGATGTCTGCCGTCTCCTGGAGGGCAGCCGCAGCCGCCTCGTTGGAGATCGCCGGGAGATTGCTTCCCTCGGCTTTAATATATTTACTCAGTTCTTGTGCCATTTGCTTTTCCTTTTCAACTAACACGTTTCACAAGGAGGCGCTCGGATGAGGCCCCCACTTTCTCAAACGGGGCCAGGTTGACGCCCGCTGCCTTCGCCGCCTTCTTGTCTAAAGAAGTGCGGCCCTTCACCTCAGACAACTCGATAACGATGTCGCCTGCGACGAAACTATTGGTCTCCCTCTTTTTGAGGTCGGCCTTAATGTCTTCAGAGAGGGCGGCCTTCTCGATCTTGAGCGCCTCCTCCTGGTCTTTGATCTCGACGTGGCGCTGCGCCGCCGTCTCGATCTTTGATCCTCGATTGCCTTTGGTCCTGCCCGTCGCCTCGGCGACATCGACGCCGCAGACTTCGGTGTATGAGCAGTACCGGCAGTCGCCGTTCTTCTTGCCTTCACGATCCAGGGCGTCGGCGCTCTTCTTGCCGAGTACCTGGCGCGCCCTGGGTGCCATCTCTTCCAGGATGCCGTCCTCGAAATCGACACGAAATTGGATGATGTCGTTGTAATTAGAGGCGTCGGTGTAGACGAGCAGGCCAGCCCTGATGCCAGGATTGTCATGGTACTGGTCGAGCAACTTCATTCCGATCTTGAGCTGGGTGACGTGTCCAGACCTGGGCAAGTTCTTTTTGTTCGTCCTGGGGTCGATCGTCTTGAATTCAATCGGCACCCACTCGTCCTCATAGGCGATGACGCCGTCGGGCGTCGCGGCGATCTTGGTCTCCGGGTCGTGGAGGGTGAATTGATCGTCACCGGCAAAGCGCAGCGGCACGTTGGCCGCCTCCAGGCTCTCGGCCATATATTTTTCCATGTGGGTGCCGCGCCAGGCGAAGCCCCAATCCTGCTCCTGGGGCTCGAACGCCGGGCGCTTCGAGTACCACTGCTTGCGGATGCAGCTCTCGGCTTCTGAGGCGGTCATAAATTTAGCTCGATCGACGTTGAAGCTCTTCTCGGCTTCGATGGCGGTGCGACCGGCGATGGTCAGGTCTTTGATATTAGTCATTGGCTTGCTCCATAATTTGGTTATGCCCGACGCGCTTGCGGGCGACAATTTTGCGGACGGCCTCATCCAGCCGGGTATCGGTTTCGAGGATTTCGACGTGAACGTGCTTGGCCTGCCCCATGCGATGCATGCGGGCATAGAATTGATCCATCAGGGCCGGGCTCCAATCCTCCTCGACGCAGATGATGTTGTTGCCTCCATGCTGGAGATCGATGGCGACGCCCATTGCCGCGATCTGCCCGATCAGGACTTCCAATTTGCCTTCGTTAAACCAGTCCTGGAGCCGCTGCTTTTCTTTGGGGCTGGTGCGGCCATCCAGACAGCCCACTCTGTGGCCCTGTAGAGCCTCCTGGAGGGCGTCTATGACGTCTGTGTGCCAGCAGCCCACTAGGATGGGGCCTGCGCCGCTCTCCAGGCGCTCTAGAATGACCTTAGAGGCTGCCTCGACCTTACCCATGCCCATCAGGCGGCGTGTCCTGGAGAGGCTCTCGTCGTTGCGGGCGATGCCCTGGGCGATCTGGGCCTGGGTCTGGTTTTTCATTTTAGCCAGAGCCTCGGTCAGGTCGGCATTTTTGGAGAGGCTGATCGTGGAGCGGGTCGTCGTTATGGGAGGCATGGCGGCCCAGACTTCTTTCAGCTCTCTGCGGACGGCCAGGCCGCCGTCGAAGATCAATTCGTTCAGCTCCTCGGTATTGCGGTTGCCGACGACCATCTTGGTCGGGAAGCGGGCTCCAGGGAACTGGCGCTTCTGCACGATGCAGTAGCGCAGATTGAAGTGGTCGGCATCGACTTTGCCGATCTTCTCTTTGAGCAGGCCGTTGGAGGCCCGCACCAAAAAACTGAATATGTCATTATTCCAACGGGTCACGGGAGTACCCGAAAGCGCCCAGCAAAAGTCAACGCTTTCGCAGAGACCGCCACGACCGAGGATGGCCTTGGTGCGTTTCGCCTTGATCGATTTAAGGGCGTGGCTCTCATCCAAGATCAAAACCTTCGCGCCCAGCTCCTTCAGCTCATCGCGGCGCTTGGTCGCGATCTGGTAGCTCAAGATGTAGGCGAGGGCGCTGTGGTCAAGTTTGGTCTTGCCGGTCTTGACGATCTGGGCGGTGTAGCCCAGGAAGTCCGAGAACTCCCGCTGCCACATATTCATGGCGATCGGGGGGCAAACAATAATGGCCCGGTCCTCGACGGTGTCGCTGACCAGGTCAACGGCTGCGAGGGCGGTGAGGGTCTTGCCGGATCCCATGCCGGAGAAGTTCCCGGCGAAGGATTTGGACGCCAGAAAAGCGGCGTCTTCGATCTGATGATCTAGTAATTCTTTCATGTCTTTAACCTCCAATTGAAAAATGGTTGTACGCTCAGTCGCTGATATTGTCAACGGTATTGATGAGCGGTCTGTCTTTGCGGTTCATGTTATTTCTCCCCCCGGTAAAAGCGGGCGGCTTCAAGGGCGACGGCTGCGGTCTTCATATCGTCCAAATGCTCCAAGTGCATGGACGCGACGGAGTTGATTTTTAACCCGGTCTCGATAGCGTCGAGGACCATGCGGATGGCCCCGCAGAAAGCAGTGATGCGGATGGGCTGATCGGCGGCGGCTGGGGTGCTGTAGTAAGTGAACCCGGTATCTTTACTGAACTTGGTCATGTCTAAAATTCCTTTTTCAAATTGCCCTGTCTCATCAGTGCCAGGAGGGCGGGTCTGGCAGACGCCCCGAAGGGCGTTTCGACTAGTTGATGATGTCGAAATCTTTGTGGCGGGGGATGGTGGCGAACTCT